TAGGTACAGCATTAAAAACTGGCGCTGAGATTTATAAGAATAAGAAAAAATCTGAAATTATAATGTCAGAAGCAAGAATCGTGCATGCTGAAAAGATGAAGCGTGGAGAAATTGAGTACAGTGGACAGATTGCTCAAAATCAAAAAGGCGACTGGAAGGACGAATTTGTACTTTTAGTTCTCACATCTCCACTGGCTATTTTATTTTATTCCGTATTTGCTGAAGATGAAGAGATACAAGCTAAGTTAGATTTATATTTTATGAAACTTCAGGAAATGCCATGGTGGATTGTTTCATTATGGGTATCTGTCGTTGCAGCGATATATGGAATCAAAGCAACTGACTTAATTAAAACCGGAGGAAAAAAATAATGAGAAAAAAATTTGAATTAGGTGGATTAACAAAAGCACAAAAAACTTTACCTAAAAAACTTCAGGATCTTATTTCTAAAAAGAAGAAAAAACCTGAAAAAAAAGAATCTATGCTGATGATGGCAATGAAGGGGAAAAGATAATGGCTAATAGAAGATATAATACACAAGTAACTAATGACAGAGCATGTATGTCAAAAGGTGGATCAACTTCTAAATACCATACAACTAAAGAAGGCAAAAAAGCTAAAAAAGGTTTATGGTATAATATTGCTATGAAAAGAAAACGTGGTGAGAAGATGAGAAAAAAAGGTGCTAAAGGTGCACCTACAGAAGCTGCAATTAAAAAATCACAATCATAAAAATGAGAAGATATTTTCAAAAAGGATCACCTAAAATTTTTGATCAATTAGAGATGAACGTTCCTTATCCAAAAGGTGGTAGAGTTGAATTAGCTAGAGGAAGTAAATCTCCTGCATGGCAAAGAAAAGAAGGTAAGTCCGAGTCCGGTGGCCTGAACCGTAAAGGCGTTGCATCTTATAGAGCAGCTAATCCTGGATCAAAATTAAAAACTGCAGTAACTACTAAACCATCAAAATTAAAGAAAGGTTCTAAAGCTGCCAATAGAAGAAAGAGTTTTTGTGCTAGGATGAAGGGCATGAAGAAAAGATTAACTTCTGCAAAAACAGCAAGAGATCCGGATTCAAGAATTAATAAATCACTTAGAAAGTGGAATTGCTAATGTTCGATAGATTCATGTACAAAATTTTAGGTAAACTTGACTTCTTATTTGAGGTTGCTATACCTAGTACATATGAGAGACTCAAAAAAATTAGAATCTTTTCTAGAAGAAAAAAAACTAAAAGATAAACAATTAGATCTGTTTCGAAATCTTAAAAAAGAAGTTGAGATAGGTGCGAATGGAACACAAGAATACATAATTAAGAAAGGTATAAATAAAGGTAAAAAAGCAAATGTTAAATGAAGAATTAGTTATATTAAATAAAATACAAAAATATTTAAAAGAATCTTATCAAAGTATTGGTGATAACATGATTGGTGGTGGTATTGACAATATGGAAAAATACAAGTATATGATGGGACAGGCACATGCCTATTTAAGAATATCACAGGAAATCTCTAACCTGCTAAAACCTAAGGAGCAAAAAAATGAAACTGAAAGAGCAGAAAACATCGTCGACTTCGAAACCAGAAGTTAAATCGGCATTACTAGATAAATACGCAGAAGATCATCAAAAAGAAGTTGATGGTTATGAGCGTTTGAAGAAAAAAGAATCAAATAAATTACCTCAACCCACTGGATGGAGAATGGTTGTTTTACCATTTAAGATGCCAGAAAAAACTAGAGGTGGATTATATCTTGGACAAGATACATTAGAGAGACAACAAGTTGGATCAACTTGTGGTCTAGTTCTTGCTATGGGTCCACATTGCTATGATAAAGAAAAATTTCCTGAAGGACCTTGGTGTAAAAAAGGTGACTGGGTAATTTTCGCAAGATACGCTGGATCAAGAATCCAGATCGATGGCGGGGAAGTAAGATTGCTAAATGACGATGAAGTTTTAGCAACCATCGACAATCCCGAAGATATACTTCATCAATATTAAACATAGTAACGCTAGGAGGAAACTATGCCCGATACGGAAGAAAATAAAACTGTCGATATCGATACATCTGGACCAGATACTGAAATAGAATTAGAAAATGATTCTAAAGAAACTGAAACACCAGAAATTGAAACAGCAACTGAAGAAACAACTGAAGTTGTTGAAGAACCAAAAGAACAAATAAACGTTGAAGCAAAAGAAGAAGCTCCAAAAGATGATGAGTTAAAAGACTATTCTGATAGTGTTCAAAAAAGAATAGCTAAACTTACTAAGAAATGGAGAGAAGCTGAGAGACAAAAAGAGGAAGCTTTATATTATGCTAAATCAGTTTTAACTGAAAAAGAAAAAGCAGAACAAAAACTTTCTAAGATTGAACCAAGTTTCTTAAAAACTACTGAAGAAGGAATTAAATCTGGTTTAGAATCTGCTAAAGCAAAATTAGCTGCAGCAAGAGAAGCTGGAGATATTAATGCTGAAGTAGAAGCTCAATCTTTAATTTCTGAATACGCTTATAAACAAGCTAGATTTATTGAAGCAAAAACTGAACAGGAAGAGTTTAACAAGCAAAGAGAAATGCAAGTTAAAACCCCTGAAATCAATTTAAATAGACAAGAAGTAGCTCAAGGAACTCCTGATCCTAAAGCTGAATCATGGGCATCTAAGAATACATGGTTTGGTCAGGATTCAGCAATGACTTACACTGCTTTTGATTTACATAAAAAATTGACGGAACAAGAAGGTTTTGACCCATCAAGTGATGAATATTATTCTGAAATTGATAAAAGAATAAGACTTGAATTTCCTCATAAATTTGCTACAAGAGAGGTTACGGAAACGGCCAAGCCAGTACAGACAGTTGCATCTGCAAAAAGAAGTACAAAAACTGGTCGCAGAACTGTGAGGCTCACACCATCACAGGTAGCAATAGCTAAAAAATTAGGTGTGCCACTCGAAGAGTATGCGAAACAACTAAATATCACGAAGGAGGTATAAGCATATGGAAGATAACAACGATAAAAGAACCTCGCGTGCGAGTCAAACTAGAGAAAAAGAATCTCGAAAAAAAGTTTGGACTCCACCATCAAGTTTAGATGCACCCCCTGCGCCAACAGGTTTTAGGCACAGATGGATAAGAGTAGAGACTATGGGTTTCCAAGATACTAAGAATATCGCGGGAAGACTTAGATCAGGATATGAATTAGTTAGATCTGATGAATATCCAGATACAGATTATCCTCAAGTCGAAGACGGCAAATATAAGGGAGTGATCGGAGTTGGTGGCCTTGTGCTGGCAAGGGTACCGGAAGAGATTGCGGATCAACGTAATGAGTACTACACTAAACAGGCTCAAGACAATGTTGATGCAGTAGATAACGATCTTATGAAGGAGCAGCACCCAAGTATGCCTATCAATATTGATAGACAGACTCGTGTAACTTTTGGTGGTACTAAGAAATCCTAATTATAGAATTTCTAAAACCAACAGAGTACACTTAAACTAACAATGTCTAAGGAGGACAACTACTATGGCAAATAAAGATGCTGCATTCGGTCTAAGACCGATTGGAAAAGTAGGTCAGAATAGAGACAACCAAGGTTTAAGTGAGTACAATATTAACACGACTACTAGTACAATTTATTTCCAAGACCCTGTGAAAGCAGTGGCTGATGGTGGAATAACTGTAGCTGGAGCTGGTGTTGATTTATTGGGATCGCTTAATGGTATTTACTATACTGATCTATCAACAAAAAAACCTACATGGTCTAATCACTATGAAGCAAATAACGCCGCTACTGATGTAGTCGCTTTTGTTTCTGATGACCCGTATGAAAGATTTGAAATACAATCTGCGGGCACAGTTTCAACTGCTGACATTTTTTTAGTAGCTGATATTGCGTACACTGCTGGTGATTCTGCTAACTATGTATCAAAAGCTGAAATATCTGGAACTATGACTTCAGGTGCTTCTGCTCAACTTAGAATCTTAGGAATCTCTAAAGATATCGACAATAATGACACGGCTTCGGCTAATACAAACGTTGTTGTTAATATCAACGAGCATTTTCTAAATTCTGCTAACGGCGTATAATAGAGGAGAATAACTATGGCAATAAGTAGAGGACAACTAGTTAAAGAACTAGAACCAGGTTTGAATGCTCTATTCGGCTTGGAATATAAACGTTATGAGAATCAGCATGCTGAAATCTACACTAGCGAATCTTCAGACAGAGCGTTTGAAGAAGAAGTTATGTTATCAGGTTTTGCTCAAGCTCAAGTAAAAGCGGAAGGTTCTGGTGTTACATTTGATAACGCTCAAGAAACTTACACTGCAAGATATACACATGAAACTGTAGCTCTTGCTTTCGCAATTACTGAAGAAGCAATTGAGGACAACTTGTATGACAGACTTGCTAGCAGATATACTAAAGCATTAGCTAGATCTATGGCGAACACTAAACAAGTTAAAGCGGTACAACCATTAGTTAATGGTTTCGGTACTTTCACTTCAGGAGATGGTTCTGCATTATTTGCAACTAACCACCCAACTGTAAGTGGAACTGTATCTAACACATTGGCTACAGCTGCTGACCTTAACGAAACTTCATTGGAGCAGTCTTTAATAGACATCGCTGCAATGACTGACGAAAGAGGTCTAAAAATTGCTGCTAGAGGAGTGAAAATGATCGTTCCTTCTGAGCTTCAATTTACTGCTGAGAGATTAATGAAATCTCAAGGTAGAGTTGGAACTGCTGATAATGATATCAACGCAATCGTTTCTATGGGAATGGTTCCTCAAGGTTACAGAGTGAACAATTTCTTAACTGACCCAGATGCGTTCTTCATTATTACTGACGTACCTAATGGTATGAAGTATTTTGATAGATCACCTATCAAAACTTCTATGGAAGGTGACTTCGATACTGGTAACGTAAGATACAAAGCTAGAGAAAGATACTCTTTTGGAGTTTCTGACTTTAGAGGTATTTTTGCATCACCAGGTGCATAATAATTAAATTATTTGAGGCGGGACACAATCCCGCCTCATTTAAAATATAGAAAGAAAAAATGACTCAATATAAATACAAAATAAACATATTTACAAAATATCTTCAAACAAGTTTTGAAATTGAAAGTGAAAAAGAAATAAATAATACGGATGAGCTAAATAAACCTATTATTGACTTCTTAGGAAAATCTGATATAAAATGGGAAAAAAATGATTTACAATATACAAGTAGTGTAAATGATTTTTATATAACCTATGAGGAGGTTACAAATGGCTCAGGACAACATGGTATTGTTCGCGAAGAAACTGAAGCTCGAATCTAGATGGAACGAGTTGTTTCTTGAAAACAGAGGACAAATTACCGCTGAAATGTCTGTTCTTGGTGATGAGATCAAACAAGTAATTAGATCAATTATCAGGAAACAAGAAGCAGAAGTCCATACTAACGATAAAGATTACGAAGTACATCTTTACGCTGGTTAATTAGGACTTATAAATAGCTAAAATCAATCTTTTAGCCTAGGGATATCTTGCACTATTTAATAATTTCGTATATAAAATAATTACTATACAAATTAATTAGAATACTGACGCGTATAGTCGACGGCCTAGAGACAGTATTCAAAAACTAGGAGGATATAATTATGGCAAATACTACTTTTTCAGGACCGGTTACATCGATAAATGGTTTTATCGGCGGACCAAACCCTAACGCAGGAGGAACTGGATCTGCTGATACTCAACAAGGTGGAACTACACCTTGGAGTTTTTCAAGCACATCTGTTGTTCAGAATGCAACTACTGGTGCTACTTTAAGTGCTGTAGGAAATACTGGTGTTATGATTTATGTTTCAAATGGTGCTGCTGGAAATCCAGGTTATGCATTTTCAAATGGAACTACTTGGAAGCAAATGGCTGCTCCAACAACTGACATTGCAACATCGTAATAAATAATATCGTGGGCCTTCGGGCCCACACAATTTTAATAGGAGAAAAACTATGGCAAGTAAAGGCGACGTAAAAGCAGTCCAAATTACAACAGCAGCTCAAGTATTTGGTGGTAGAACTAGATTAAGAGGAATTATTCTATCTGCTAATAGTACAACAGCTGTGGGATCTGTAACTTTACAAGATATAAATGGAACTCAGTTTACAGCAGATGTTCCTCCAGGAGATGTATTTTCATTTAATCTTCCTGAAGACGGTATTTTGTTTGAAAGTGGAATGACTTGCAGTGCAATCACAAGTGCTAAAGCAACTGTATTGATTGATAAATAGGAGTCTAGATGGCAACTTCTGGAACAACAACTTTTGAATCAAGTTTTTATATTGATGATGTAATCACTGAAGCATACGAAAGATTAGGTATGTTTGATTATTCGGGTAATCAAATAAAAACAGCAAGACGTTCTTTAAACATTATGTTTCAAGAATGGGGCAATAGAGGTTTGCATTTCTGGGAAGTAAAAAATAATTCTATTACATTAGTTGATGGTCAATCAACTTATACAATGTATAGATCAACAGCAGATGGTACTTCAGATGCAACAGCAGTATATGGTGTTGATGATATTTTAGAAGCAGTTTATAGAAATTCTTCTGGTGTTGATTTTTCTTTAACTAAAATTAATAGATCGACTTATCAAGGTCTATCTTCTAAAACACAAGAAGGAACTCCAACACAATATTTTGTACAAAGATTTATAGATAAAATTACAATCACTTTATATTTAACTCCCGGAAGCACAGAAGCCGGAAACTTATTAAATTATTATTATGTTAGCCGGATTCAGGATGCAGGAGCCTATACAAATAATGCAGATGTACCATATAGATTTGTACCTTGTATGGTATCTGGACTTGCATATTATTTATCACAAAAATTTAAACCAGAATTAACTCAACAAATGAAACTCTTGTATGAAGATGAATTACAGAGAGCTTTACAAGAAGATGGTTCTTCATCTAGTACTTTCATAACCCCTAAAACTTATTATCCAAATGTCTAGATCAAACGGTAAATATGCACAATTTATTTCTGATAGATCAGGTATGGCTTTTCCATATAAAGAAATGGTTGTGGAATGGAATGGTGCTAGAGTACATGTTTCTGAATTTGAACCTAAGCAACCACAATTAGAACCTAAACCAACTGTTGCAGATCCACAAGGTTTGCAATTTGCAAGACCGGCAAGAGTTGAGCCACCAGTTTTAATTTTATTACAAACAAATCCTTTTCAAACAATTATTTATTTTGAAAATGATACTACTTATGTAAATGTCTATTCACCTAATCATGGTCGATCAACTGGAAATATAGTTCGATTTAGAGGACCAACTAATGCAAGTGGCTATGATAATGTTCCATCTTTTAATGGAGTAACTGATATTAGTAATACTAATGGATTTACAATTACAGTTGGAAAAATTGATGGAAGTGGTATTGTATCAGATACAACAAATTATTTTTATTTTGCTAGTACCGACGAAGCTACAACTAGTGGAATTAGTGGAGGAGGAGATGGTTGCACAGCTGGCCCTGTGAACCTACAAGGATAATGACATACGCAGAACTAGTACAAAAAATTAGAGATTACACAGAAACAGATTCAAATGTTTTAACTGCAACTATTGTTGATGGTTTTATTGAAAATGCTGAATGGAGAATATATAGAGATGTTGATTCTGATAATAACAGAAGATATGCAACTGCTAATTTGATTGCTTCACAAAGATTTATAGATGT